GACCATCTCAAAGAAGTTTGAACCACAAGGAGTCACCGTTATTTGTTTACTTTCAGAAAGTCACATCTCAATCCATACTTGGCCTGAGGAAGGTAAAGCAGCGGTAGATGTTTATACTTGTGGTGATTGCAATCCAAAGATTGGATGCGATATCATTATTCAACAATTGTATGCTACCGATCATACGTTAAGTTATATTGAAAGGTAACTTATTATACAAAATTCAAGAGGGGGACTTGACTCCCTCTCTTTTTTTACATATGATAACCTTCGTCGGTTTAATAAAATGGATAAAGAAAAACTTAAATTAATCATAAAAAACCTTGAATCTCTTGTTGATTGCCTTAAGTCGGAGGTATATTCTGATGTTGATGCATATTCAAAAGACCCTTTATATAAAGAAATCGCAACCTTCATAGAAGATTATGATGAAGTTTTCTATGATGAGGAAGAAGATGGATTTGAAACAATTAGAGTAAATCAAAAATATAAAATTACAAACGATGATGATGGAGACGGACTGTGAATAAGATCTTCGAAGAATTCGAATTTATGAAACCAGAAGTAAAACTTGTATCTGTTACTCCAGATGCAGAAAAACATATGGCATATTGTGCTCGTGTTTCTAATCCAGCAAATCAAGAGAATGAAAAGTTTGCTGGATTGCTTAAGTATTGTATTAATCACCAGCACTGGAGCATCTTCGAACAAGCTACAATGACTGTGGAGATTAATACTACTCGCGGACTGGCAGCTCAAATACTCCGACATCGTTCTTTCACATATCAAGAATTTTCGCAACGATATGCTGATACAAATCTTTTGAGTAATACTATTCCTCTTCCCGAACTACGTAGGCAAGATGATAAGAACCGTCAGAACTCGATTGATGACCTTCCAGACTACCTGAAACTCACTCTACTTGAAGACATCCGTGTTCTGTTCGAACAGTCTCAGAGGGTCTACAATCGCCTTCTGGAGAAGGGTGTGGCAAAGGAGTGTGCGAGGTTCGTATTGCCCCTAGCAACGCCCACAAGACTCTATATGACCGGTTCTGTGCGTTCTTGGATACACTACATTGATTTGCGTTCAGCACATGGTACACAGAAAGAACATATGGAGATTGCAGAACTTATTCGTTGTATCTTCACTTGTCAGTTTCCTGCCGTATCTGAAGCACTTGGTTGGACTCGTGAGGGTTGTTCTGATTGTTCTGATGCCCCTTCCATTACTATTGAATAAATATCCTTACATACTATGGAGGAATAAAATTGGCAACATACCCTGTTTATAATAAAGTAACTGGTGAACAAAAAGATGTGATGATGAGTGTTCACGATTGGGATCAATGGAAAAAAGATAATCCAGAATGGGATCGTGACTGGAGTGATCCATCTACTTGCCCGAGCTCTGGGGAGTTGGGAGAAGTCTATGACAGACTTAAAAAATCTCATCCAGGATGGAATGATGTTCTACACAAAGCATCAAAAGCACCTGGATCAAAAGTAAAACCAATCTAATTTTATATGGCAAGAAGAAAGAGAACATCTGACCAACCAATCGGAGTTGGTATGACCGCTAGACAAATGAAGCGTAAGAAACCAATCAGTTCTGATATTATGAGAGAGGTTGAACCTCTCACAGAAAATCAAAAAACACTATTTGAATCTTACGATCAGAATAAACATATCGTTGCTTATGGATGTGCTGGTACAGGTAAAACATTTATTACACTGTATAATGCTTTACAAGATGTTCTTGATGAAAGAAGTCCTTATGAAAAAATTTATATTGTAAGGTCTCTTGTTGCTACTCGTGAAATCGGGTTTCTTCCTGGAGATCATGAGGATAAGTCTTCTCTTTACCAAATTCCATATAAGAACATGGTAAAGTATATGTTTGAGTTGCCCGACGAATCATCGTTTGAAATGCTCTATGGAAACCTCAAAACACAAGGAACGATTAGTTTTTGGAGCACTTCTTTTATTAGGGGAACTACTCTGGATAATGCAATCATTATCGTAGATGAGTTTCAGAATCTAAACTTCCATGAATTGGATTCAATCATTACTCGTGTTGGTGAAAATTCTAAAATTATGTTCTGTGGTGATGCAACACAATCCGATCTAATTAAAACAAATGAGAAGAATGGTATCATTGATTTTATGAAGATCCTCCGCATAATGCCTTCTTTTGATGTAATTGAATTTGGAATTGAAGATATTGTTCGCTCAGGGTTAGTTAAGGAATATATCATTACAAAAACAGAACTAAATCTATGACATTTATTCATCATAATTATCTGGGTGACATTGAATTAGAATGTAAAACAACAGAAAGCATCCGTCTCTATAATCTACCGAATGGAGATTGGGTGCCTTCTATTACTTCTGTCACAAGTTTTTACAACAGAGAAGTCTTTGTTAAGTGGAGAAAAAGAGTTGGTATTGAAGAAGCAAACCGTATTACTAAAAGAGCAACTGCAAGAGGTACTGACTTCCACCAAGTCTGTCAGGACTATTTGGAAAACAAAGAATTGGATTGGAATGATTACCAACCAATGACAAAGTTTATGTTTCATCATGCAAAACCTTATCTGGATAAGATAAATAACATCCATGCGATTGAAAGAACTTTATACTCACAATATCTTGGACTCGCTGGACGAGTTGACTGTATTGCAGAATATGAGGGAGAACTTGCAGTTATAGACTTTAAGACATCAGATAAAATTAAACCAGAAGAATGGATTGAAAATTATTTCGTCCAAGAAATGTTTTATGCTGCAGCGTATTATGAATTGACTAATATTCCTCCAGTTAAGTTAATTACTCTAATGGTTACTCCTGGTGGAGAAGTCAAAGTATTTGACAAAAGAAACAAAGGGGATTATATTAAGTTATTAGTTCGCTATATTAAAGAATTTGTATCTCACAATACTAGGTCAAATGGAGAATGAGTTAGAGAAAGCATTAGAAAATAAGTTTTTCTGTCCGTCTAAGTTCGCCCAAGAGATTGAGAATCTCGTTCGGGTAAATGTAGATATGAACTATATTGATGCAATTATTCACTTCTGCGAACAAAATAATATCGATGTAGAATCTGTCCCGAAGCTTATTTCTAAACCACTGAAAGAGAAAATTAAATGTGAAGCTATGGAACTTAATTTCCTTAAAAAGACTTCCCGAGCAAAATTAGTTTTTTAAATGATGCCTTTTGATTCTTATAAATGTTATTTGTCTTTGAAGAATCACTTTACTAAAGACAATTATGATTACCACAAATACTGTGGCAAAAGCAGAGCAAGTCTTCAGTCTTTCTATAAAAGAAAGGATAGAATGTGGTTTGAGAAAGTTTCAAGACAAAAAACAGATCAAGAAGTTGTAGATTTTTTTGTTGCAAACTTTGTTTCTTGTAATGACCCAGAGACTCTTTGGATTGGAGAAATGATTAAAGAGGGAGAAACAAGATATCAAACCTGGCAAAAGAAAATTCAATCACTGTCTTATATTTTCAAAGAAGAATCTCAAAGTATTTTTGAGGAAGATAAATTTGAGGATGTTTTTAAGTGCTCCAAGGGACATCCTCCACTACTTAAAAAGTTTTTAACAGGTAAAATAAGTTTAGAAACATTAGTAATTTACGATAAGATTTTTTCTTATTCTGGTAATTTTGATAAGAAACTTAAGGACCCTGTGTGGGAAACCGTCAGTCGTAGAATTAAAAAATATAAACCATTCCTAAATATTGACGTATTTCGTTTTCGTAAAATTTTGAAAGAAATTATTCTGGAGGATTCATGAGTTTCTTTAGTTCAGAAGTCGTTCGAGCAGAAATGACCGAAATTTCAGAACTTCAAGAAATAATCTATTCAAATGTGTTTAAGTTTCCTTCTATGACAAAGGAGGAAAAAATAGAACACGTTGGAGTTCTTGAAAAACTTCTAGATAAACAAAAAGTTCTTTATACAAGAATGAGTTTATCTGATGATCCTGAAGCAAAAGAAATGAAAGAACGTGTCACAAGGTCTGCAATTATGATGGGTATGCCTCCTGGAACTGATATGAATATTATTTTGAATAATATGTCTAAGATGCTTGATATGATGAAAGACCAGATTGACAAAACAGGTTCAGACCTGTAGAATAACGAAGTACACACAAGCCAAATCCAATTAATACGGAGTAATCTAATGTCTTTTTCAGATCTAAAAAAGCAATCCAAACTTGGTTCTCTTACCGCTAAACTGGTAAAGGAAGTAGAAAAAATGAGTACCACTGGTGGTGGCGAAAATGATCGTCTCTGGAAACCAGAACTTGATAAGACTGGAAACGGTTTTGCAGTGATTCGTTTCCTCCCTGCCCCCGAAGGAGAAGATGTTCCTTGGGCTAAAATGTATTCTCACGGTTTCCAAGGTCCTGGTGGTTGGTTTATTGAAAACTCTTTGACTACGCTGGGTCAGAAAGATCCTGTTTCTGAGTATAATCGCAAACTGTGGAATAGTGGTAGCGAGAAAGATAAAGAAACTGTTCGTAAGCAGAAGCGTAAACTGTCTTACTATTCCAACATCTATGTTGTAAAGGATCCTACCAATCCTCAGAATGAAGGTAAAGTCTTCCTCTTCAAGTATGGTAAGAAAATCTTTGACAAGATTATGGAAGCAATGCAACCTGAGTTTGAGGATGAAACCCCTATCAATCCTTTTGATTTCTGGGAGGGTGCGAATTTCAAACTCAAAATCGTAAAGAAAGATGGGTATTGGAACTACGATAAGTCAGAATTTAGTACAGTTGAACCACTACTGGATGATGACGATGCTCTGGAAGCCCTCTGGAAGAAAGAGTATTCTCTGGCAGCAGTAACTGCTCCAGATCAATTCAAGTCTTATGAAGAACTTGAAGCACGTCTGAATACTGTTCTTGGACTTAAGGATTCTTCCCCAACACGTTCTCGTGCTGTAATGGAAGAAGAGGAAGAATATGAATCCTATGTTGAAAAACCTTCAGTTGAAAGTCGTGTAGTAGAAGAACTGGAACAATCTTATACTCGTTCCAAGTCTCCATCACTTCCAAAAGTCACTCAAGACGATGATGAGGATGATGCCCTTTCATATTTCCAGCGTCTTGCTGAAGATTGATTAAGAATAAATTCTAATATTATCACCTCTCTTAAGGGTTCTAGACACGTATTGTGTAGAACCCTTTTTATATTTCATAATTTCTTCCAAGTCATTAAACATAACATTTAAATATCCTGGTTTAAGAACGAAAATATTTCTCTTATCATCTTCCAACTTATTTTCGTATTCGTAGTTTGTAACTGGAGTTAAGAAACTTGATGAAGGAATTCGAACAATAGAATCTAGATTAATATCATAGTATTGATAATAATAACTTGTTGAGAGTTTCATTGGAGCAGTAGATATAAACTCAACACTTTCCCCTCCATTTAAAGATACTATATTTTGTGTTGTATTAACATTTAAATTAAAATTAAAACCCAAAACTTCATTTGTACTTGAATCTATTGCCTCTATTCCCGCAACCGTAAATGTTCCATTAAATGCTGAATTTTTAGAATTACTTATTGTTATTACAGATCCTTCATTTAAATTTTGAATGGATTCTCTAAGCAATATAGAAACCTTCTTTGTTGCTAACTCATAAGATAATATTTGAACTTCAGATTTAAATGATTGAACTAAACCATTTCCACTTTTCCAAGTAGAAGGCATTTGAATTCCAGGAGAAAAAATTAAGTTTCCAGAACTATCTCTTATTTCTTTTGTTTCATAATGATGAATTCCATTATAAAGTTCATCATAAAATTCATATTTTTCCAACATAACTTCATCAAACACTGATTGTGGCAAAGGCCATTCTGTTTGAATATTCAGAATGTTATTTGAAAGAAGAATTACCCAGTCAAGAGTTTCGTCACCGTAGATTTTATATGCTACATTATCTGGTCTTTCATCTCCAATGATTTGATATTTGGTGAAGAATGAAAGATTTCCAAAAATATCATCACGAAGTTTTCCACGACGAAATAGATTCTTTACAGTTGCATACTCACTGATTTGCCTTTGATTAGAATCTCTGCTGACGTAATCAAAATCTGGAACTTGTCTGAAGTATGAGGGCATTTTAGTAACCTATTTCTTCTAAATTGATTGTAGAATACGTTAATCCATCTTGAGATTTAGTTTTATTCTCATAGTCTCTTGATGTTACTGGTTCAAGTTCTTGGAATTGTAAGGATAGTCCATATGAAGTCATTGTTGCATTAGTATCATTAAAGGTCATATAAGAACCATCAGGTGTATAATCTACATTACAGGATTGTAAAGCACAAACTTTAATTCTATTTAATGATGGGTGGTCTTTATCCCCTTTAAGTAGATATCTAATTTGAAATACATTCGGTGCTTTTAAAAATAAATCTTTGTCAGTATTTTGAACCGCCATATTTTCTTTAAAAAATCTTATTATATACTTTACTTGTTGTGCTTCTTTTTCGTCCCTTGGGGATAATCTAAAATTAAAGTTAAATGGTCTTAATTGTGGTCCTTGAAATAATAATTCTAAATTTGGATTGAGAATACCTCCTCCAGTTCTAGAGAGCAATCCATTAACACCAACTGCTTTTCCTGCTAGAAAAATTCTAAATGCTTTTGCGGTATTGTCCCCCGCCGCAGTATTTTTTGCTAATTTTTCTACAGCGTTCATAGTTCTTTGTGCTGCATCTGCTATATCTTCTTGTGCTCCATATGATACAGCTGCTCCAAATGCTTCTAGAGGATTTAAATTTTCTCCTCCCCATTGAACTGTATTATTGTCTGTAATTGATGGTTGGATTGGTAATGTGACTGATCCTTTTATTGTTTTTAATTTTCTTGCACCTAACCCTGGAGATCCAAAATTACCTTGAGAAGATCCTTCTATAGTTAAATCTCTTCCTCCATATGAAAACGCAGTGAATTTTATAATATCTTGACCTTTTGTAGTTCTTAAAGTTTCTGGGTAATAATAATCATCATATCCGTTAGGTCTTGTATTTTCAGATACTATTTCTGCATTTGTTATTGGTGTTGGGTCATTTGGTACTGGATCTGTAGATGTAGGTGTTGCTGCAGGTGGTTGTGTTGTTGTTATACCAGCTGTTGATTTAGTTCCGGGAATTTCTAATTTTTTAGCTGTTTGTGGAGCTCCATACGCATTAAATTGATTCAATCTTCCACTATTTAAAGTTCCTGTTGGGGATCCAATTCCACTACCGGATTTATAAAACTCTGTTGCTACTTTATCTGATGTACTATATGCCGCAGATATTTGAGAATTTTGATCTCTTATTTCTCCAAATACATCGCCAACCGGGGTCCATCCACTCCAAGTTCCATCTGTATTTTTTGTAGAAGTTAAGTACTTATTTCCCAAAGAAGCAGAGAATGGACCTGTTGGTCCAGAGATGGGATACCATTTACCAATTCCAGTGTCTAAATCTGTAATCAATTTACCCTTAACAGGAATTCCCCCAATATTTAAAGTTAATGAATCTTCTTTATTATTCGCCATCAGAAATCCTCACCACACACAAGAGGATTAATTATCTCAATTTTTTTTAGAGTATGAGACATTTATGATACTTTTTTTTCTATTTAGTTATGATTTCAGGAATCTTGCATAACGAATAGAACGAAGATAATCAATCTCATCATTATTAATAGTGTGAAGTTTACCCGATACTTCTAACCAAGTATAGTTTCTCATCTGATTCCAGTGAAAATTAAAACCTCTAAATCCCCACTTTTGAACTTCCATACAAGCGATTAGTGGAAACTGATCGTACTCAATTTCGTTTGTTTTGGGTAGATAAATGAAGGTATAATATTTTCCAACATCAGGTATAAATTCAGTTTCACGAAATACTTCCATAATTTCCAGCATAATGGATTCTGAATCAGTGATTCCCTTTATTCTTCTTTTAAGTTGAGATACTCTTGGAGAGTTTCTTTTAATTTCTTTTTCAAATCCTTTTGTCATTAACCGAACAGATTGTCTTCTGTGAGAATTTTAAATCCAATCATCCTATCTTTACACCACTCATCGGCAGCTTTCCACTTTGCTTGGTTTACTGCATAGGTTTGCATTTCATATAACCAAGACTTTGTTTTTTTCTTTGGAACTTTAGGTTGAACTGTTTGCTTCTTTGGTTTTACTTCAATCACGTAAGTTTTAATTTCTCCAGTTTGTTCCTTAACTTTGATAATAAAATCAGGAAAGTATTTGCATACTTTTTGTTTTACTGGATTGTAATAACTGATACAAAATTCTTCAGACCCCCAAGCAATTATATTTTCATTTAAGTCACACCAATTACAGAACTTTCTTTCCCAACTACTTCTACAAATAATATTATTTGAATCGCCTTGGTATTTTTGTGGATAAGATGGTTTGAACCTACTCTTGTAACTTTCTGCCATATGGTGACTACATAATATATACCTCAAAATATTTATAGATGGCAGGTCTAGGAGTAGGTCCAGCAGCAAAACCTTATAGTATGTCTGCGATTAAAAGCAAGTTGCTACAACCCGCTTTAACGTCTCATTATATTTGTGGGTTTACTCCACCATCTCTTGTTAAAGATGGAAAAGATAGTGCTTTTGCCGATTTTATGAAAAAAAGAAGTGCTGCCGGTTTTAGTGGAGCAATATATTCAAGTAATCAAGAACTAATAGAACTTTCTTGTAGTGAAGCATCTCTTCCAGGTTCTTCTCTTGCAACAAATGAAATTAATAATGACTACACTGGTGTGACTGAAAGACACGCATATCGTAGATTATATGATGATCGTGCCGATTTTACTTTTTATGTTGATAACAATTACTATATAATTGATTATTTTGAGAACTGGATTGCTTTTATATCTGGTGAGAATGATTTAGGTGGTCAGGCAGGATCAACATTTAATTATAGAGTCAAGTTTCCTAACGATTATAAGACAGAAAATCTTTACATTACTAAATTTGAAAGAGACTATACTGGTAGACCATTAACTTATAAGTTTATTAATGCTTATCCGATAGCTATAAATTCTATACCAGTGTCTTATGATAGTTCTCAATTGTTAAAATGTACGGTTTCATTTACTTATAGTCGTTATGTAATTTCTAGAGATCCTTCTCAATTTGCCCCACAGAATGAAGAACCAGCGACATCAACTACAATTCCAAACTATTATGGACCAGCATATGGAACAAATGAAGAGGCAAATAGGCAGGCGGCTATATTGAGAGGAGAGGATGTTAGATAAATAATCACACTGAAACGATTTAGGATATTATGCCTTTACCAAAGATTTCAACACCAACTTATTCTTTAACTCTACCTTCAACAGGAAAAGAAATCAAGTATAGACCATTTCTAGTTAAAGAAGAAAAGTTGCTTGTATTAGCACTTGAAAGTGAAGATACAAAACAAATCACAGAATCAATTAAGACAGTTATTAAAAACTGTATTGA